TATCTTTACATATATCTTTTGTGTTTATGATGACTTGCATATCATCAATGTAGACATCCTTAGATAAGTTATCCACAGGGTTATCCACAAAGTTATCCACAGGGTTATCCACAGGCTTTCGCTTCGCTTTTTGTATCGTTTCTTTCATCTTTCGTACTGTCATAGTATCGCCTTTAACTGGTTTGTATATCTGTTTGTTTGCTTCGCTTGGCGTCTTAAAGGCTGTCTTTATCATCTCTGCTAACCTCTTTTGATTGTCTCTGGCCTGCGCTTCGCTTATCTCTGTCTCTGGTGTCATTGTCTCTTTATCCTCTTTTCTACGTTGTTCTGGTGGCCTTAAATCATCCTGCTGGCCTGCGCTTGCAATTGATATCGCCTCGCTAGTGCTTAGACTGTCATCGTATACAACCCTGATCGTATCGCCTTTATTGCCCCTGAACCCCTTAGACACCAGATCAACATAACCAAACTCTTTTAACTTAGCCAGCTCCCTACTAATCTGGCTCTGGTGTATACCTAAATCCTGCGCAATCCTGCGCTGTCCAACCCATGTAATCCCTGCCCTGTTTGCATAACTACAGGCGCAAACTAGTATCCGGATAGCTAAGTTATGCAGGCGCTTATCCCCTATCGCCTTAATCGGTACGACTGCAAACTTGCGCCGATCTGGTGGCGCCTCTTTCTCAATTATCCGGCGCTTGCGCTTGGGGAGCTCAAAGCTAACAGGGTTCAGGCCTTCGCTCTGTGTTTCCATATCCTAACCATTTCCTGTCTCAGTGTGTCTCTTGCGGCCTCCCCTCTTGCTTGCTGTACTCTCGTTAAGTACAGCGCCTTGGTGACTGTTTCACTCTTAGCGCTGCGCTTGCTTACCTTGTCAGGCAGTCTAAGCGCATAAAGCGCCTCACAATATCGCCTCCAGTCTTCGCTGTTTGTATCGTATTCAATACCGTATTCAGTCTGCATTTAACAACGCTATTGCATCATCAATAGATTCAATCCTCGCAACTAACCCACCACGCCAGGCTTCATTCCAAGCAAGCTGCGCAGGCGTAAACTTGGCCTTGCTGTCTCGCTTAACCTCTACCAGTACAGTCTTTCCACGGTATCCCACAAGTAGATCAGGACATCCTGCGCCCACGCCTGAGAGATCATGCACAACAGCGCCAAACGTGCGCAGCGCCTGTACGATTTCCCTTTGGTTTACATCTACCCTTTTCGCTCTCATACCTTACCAAGTAACGCATCAAGGCGGGTTTGCGTGCCTGTATATCTGTCAGTCAGTGATTGCCGGATGAGCTCATCTATCAGGCTTGCTCTGCTACGCCTCTGATCAATAGCAGCCGCATCTAATAGCGCTCTTGTATCAGGCCGTAATCTAATAATGAACGGCTTATTGTCAGTGCTCATATATCCCCCAAGTAATACCGCCTTGATACCATATAGCCACAGCATAGCGCAATAGATTATGCCTATTAGATTATGCAAACCGATTAAAAAGTATTTGTAGACAGGCTTAAATGAGGCGTGAGACTATCTGTTTACGGTATCGCATCGATACCGAATTAACCACCGAAAGGGGATTAAAAATGTCTAACGCAATATACGAAACCATTACAAACTCAATCATCGCTGAACTCGAAAAAGGCGCAGCGCCTTGGGTTAAGCCTTGGCGTGCTGATTCTACAGCCGATCATAATTTAGTATCAAAAAAGCCATACTCAGGCGTCAATCGTTTAATTCTAGGCATGGCTGGTATGCAACACGCCAGCAACACTTGGGCAACATACAAGCAGATTAGCGAGGCTGGTGGCAATGTACGCAAAGGCGAAAAGGGTACTCATATAGTGTTTTTTAAGCCAGTGACAAAAGAAACCCGCACATCTACCGGACAAACAGAAACAGAATCTTTCGCAGTTATTAAATCGTATTGTGTTTTTAACGCTTCGCAATGCGATGGCTTAGAGTTACCAGCGCCAGCCACTGAGCCAACAGAATTTTCAGCCATTGACCTAGCAGAGCAGCGCATCATTAAGACAGGCGCTATCGTATCGCATGGCGGTGATGCTGCTTTTTATATGCCTAGCGCTGATCGCATCCAGTTACCAAACAAGCCAACATTTGCCACGCCTGAGCATTACTACGCTACGGCCTTTCACGAGCTCATTCACTGGTCAGGCGCTGACAATCGCCTGGCTCGTGATTTATCTCAAGGTCGTTTCGGGAATCCTGCTTATGCTTTCGAGGAACTGGTGGCAGAGCTCGGCGCTGCTTTCTTGTGCCAAGATCATGCTCTCGCTGGTGAGCTGCGCCATGCGGGTTATATCGGTTCCTGGCTTAAAGCGCTGCGAGATGATAAGACGGCTATTTTTAAAGCAGCCGCACTCGCACAGAAAGCAGCCGATTACGTCAATGGCTTAGACGCAACCTCAATCAGCATCGCAGCATAAGGGGATGAAAATGTCAGGAACTAATGCACCTATAAAGCCACAGTTTGAAGGCCAAATTGTGGGGTTTGTATCGCCACATGCTGATGTGGTGCTGTTTGATGTTGCAAGGTTTGATAAGTATGGGCGCTTAGAATGGCACGCTATTAATGAGCCTAGCGATGAGCAAAAAAACAATGCTGTATTTATTAATCGAGATCAATCATGAGTAATCAGATGCTAGAAATACTCGCACGATACGCAGCAATGCGTACTGGATGCGAGCGTGCTCTTGAGCTGTTAGAGAATCCCGATTCATCGGATTTTGACGCTGACAAAGTAACCCATTTTTTAAAAACTATACTGGATGCGAAATCATGAAAACCTATACAGCATATGATCAGGTCCCAAAAGGCGCTTATTACTTAGGCTCAGAAGATGGCGCTGGCTTTATGAGTGAAACATTATCTGACTTAATTGAGCAGTCAATTAACCCTGTACGCTTGCGTGAAGACGATAACACTTACTCTTATTTTGAGGTGACACAATGAAAACTTATAGAGTTTATGGGGAGTACATCCAGCGTGTTTATATTGATGTTGTGGCGCTCGACAGTGAGTACGCTCAGGACATAGCAGCCAGCACGCCTTTCACTGACTGGATACCAGCACGCAAGCAAACTGAAATAGACATCACAGGGGTAGATTATGCGTGACCACCACACAACACAGCGCCAGGCGTGGCTATATGCTATGCAACATGGCACGCCACCAAGCGCTCGCACTGTTTACAGTGACATAGCAGCGGCCTTGCTTGCTGCGCTGGCCTTGCTTGCTGCGCTCTGGATATAGGGGTTAGACATGGAAAACAAATACATAGCTTACTACAGGGTTAGTACCGATAAGCAAGGCGTCTCAGGGCTCGGTCTTGATGCGCAGCGATTCGCAGTTGAGGCGTACACAAGAGGCGGCGAGATTCTAGCAACCTATGAGGAAATAGAATCCGGTAAGCGCAGAGACAGGCCGCAGCTAATCGCAGCGCTAGCGCACGCCAAGCGCTGTAAAGCCACGCTCATAATCGCCAAGCTAGACAGGCTTGCACGCTCAGTGCATTTTATATCTGGCCTCTTGGAATCAGGCGTTCAGTTTATCTGCGCAGATATGCCAGAGGCCGATAAGGTATTTTTGCAGATGATGGCCGTTTTCGCAGAGTATGAGGCCAAGAAAATCAGTGAGCGCACCAAGGCGGCACTAGCGCAGGCTAAACGCAATGGCAAGCGCTTGGGATCGCCATGCCCTACACGAGGTGGCACACTTGGGGCTGTCGCTATGAGTGACAAGGCAAGCGCTTACGCCTTGCGAGTGTTGCCCGTAGTGAGGGATATACAGACTGTGGGCGGCGCTCAAACCCTGCGAGATATAGGGGCAGCGCTTACCGCACGAGGCGTACAGACACCACGAGGCGGCACGGCTTGGCACCCCTCACAAGTCAGAAATTTATTAGCCAGGGCAACATAGGTGAGGGTGCGGGGATTTTTTATTCTTAAAAACTGGAGGAAATATGTCGGAAATTATCAGCTTGCTTTTTTATCTTGTGATTATCGTGCCTGTTTGCATGGCAATTGGTGGGCTTTTGACATGGATGGAACGCAGACACCTTGCGCATAAGCGTAAGAAATTTATCGCTGACTTAGGAGAAAAGATATGGACTTCACAAAAGTAAGATTTAACGGTGCTGATTACACGCCTGAGCGTGACAATCAAAGGCTAGGTAAGCAGTTAGACAGGGTAGTGTGGGCGATGCAGGATGAGCAGTGGCACACACTCAGTGCAGTGGCACGCATGACGGGCGATCCAGAGGCAAGCGTAAGCGCACAGTTGCGACACCTGCGTAAGCCTCGGTTCGGTGGTCACACAGTCGAGCGTAGGTATATGAGTAACGGGTTATATGAGTACAAGTTAATTTTAAACACGGAGAATTAAATATGTCTGAGGGAAAACTTACGCCGAACACAATGATGTCGGCATCACGTCTGCCAGGCTTGCTTGGCATCTCTAAATACTCGTCACCCAATGACGAGCTGACCATGAGTATTGAGTCACTCAAGGGTAATGAGCCTGAGCACAAAGAGATTGAGGCCGCAGACTGGGGCAATCGCTTTGAGAATCAGATATTGCAGCAGGCGTGTGAGCGCTTGGGACTGGTCACCTATAACCTGAGCCACACTGAAGCGTCATTTCACGCTGAGTGGCCTCTGTGTTGCAGTCTAGACGGCACAGCCGATGGGCATGGGCTCGTGGTGGAGACCGATCCAGACCGTGGCATATTCGTGGTGGGCAAAGACAGCATTGTGCTTGAAGGCGTGGGTGTGCTCGAAGCCAAACTGACTGGGCAGGATGTCGAGGACTCGCCCCCATTGTGGCGTGGTCCAATCCAGTTGCAGGGTCAGATGGCAATCGTGGGTGCTAAGTGGGGCGCAGTCTGCACGCTCTACCGTGGCACTAAGTTGCGTGTGTTCCTGTTCGAGGTGCATGAGGCGACACAGGAGCGCATCCGTGCAGAGGTCGAGTTGTTCCAGTTAAAACTAGATTCGTACCAGGCAACGGGTGCGATTGACTACTACCCGCCACAAGATAGCAAGGACGCTGACCGTGTGTGGGCAGTGGGTAGAGACGATGAGCCCGTCACACTGGATGAGCGTGTGGATATGTGGGCGCAGGAAATCTTGGAAGCCAAAGAGGACATGAAGGCAGCCATTGACCTGATCTCTGACCGTGAAGCCAAGATCAAGTCATTCATGCAAGAGGCTACCACAGGCGTGACAGGGCTCTACAAAATCCGCTGGCCTATGCGCCACTACAAAGCCCAGCCAGAACGCATCACAGCAGCTAAACCCGCATCCGTATCACGTCAGTCAACACTTACTATCAAGGAAATCTAATGTCTAATATCGTAACCCGCAGTGGCTTTGCGCCACAGACAATGGCAGAAGCCATGCAGTTTTCAGAGACACTCGCTGCCAGTAGCATGGTTCCCCGTCAGTATCAGGGTAAACCCCAAGATATCTTAGTGTGTGTGCAATGGGGCTTGGAGCTCGGTCTCGCACCCATGCAGGCGCTACAAAATATTGCCGTGATTAATGGCAAGCCCAGTGTGTACGGTGACGCAGCGATGGCGCTTGTGCAGGCCAGTAGCGTGTGTGAGGACGTGCAGGAGTTCTTTGAGGGTGAAGGCACAGCCAACCCTATCGCAGTTTGCATTGCCAAGCGCCGTGGTCGCACGCCTGTGACGGTACGCTTTAGTGTCGAGGATGCCAAGCGTGCTGGGCTCTGGGGTAAGCAGGGACCGTGGACACAGTACCCCAAGCGCATGATGGCGATGCGTGCTCGTGGCTTTGCCCTGCGGGATGCCTTTGCTGACGTGCTCAAGGGGCTCATCACCGCCGAGGAGGCACAGGACTACCCCACAGAGCAAGCGCCTCGTGACATCACGCCACCTAAGCCTGCAAACCCATTAGATGCCATCGCCGCACCTGTGGTGGAGCCAGAAGTAGACGTAATTGCCGAGGCACAAGCCAATGCCGCAGCCCAGATGGCAGCAGCCGAGGATGCAGAGGACATTGAGGTGTTTGAGGTGGTTGAGATTGAAGAGGTGGTGAAGCCAGACTACGACACCAATAATTTCTGGGCGCTATTTGTGCCAGGCAAGGAGCCGTTCGTATGTCCAGATCAGCAGGCGTGGGAGCGTGCGTATGAGGAGCTGTGCGACAAGGTGACTAACTCAGCCAAGCTCAAGCCTGAGACTCGCATGGAAAAACTAGGTCAATTGCGTGTAGCCAATGAGCCTATGTTCGCCAAGCTGAATACCGAGGACAAGGTATTGCATATTCAATTTCATAGCGCACGCAAAGCTAAACTGATGGGAGAGCAGGCATGAGCAACCAAAAATACACACCCGCTAATCAGACCAATATTGAGAAGCGCTGGGTTGAGGAGCACAATTATGTCCGTGCCTCTGAGCAGCCTGACATCAAAGCCAAGCACGATATGTACAAGACGCATGGCTATGACACCACCAAGGAGGTCGTATGCGTAAAGCACTAATCCTGATGGCGTTCTGTTCGGTAGCGCACGCACAGCAACCAATGTCTTTGTGGGAGGGTGGCACGAGTGTGCTGTCACCCACACCGCAGCAGCGTGAGCAGCCTTTGTTCTCGCTTATGCCAGCCACCGTGACGCAGACTCCAATAGACGGGCTCAAGTTATTTAATGACCCGCAGACTGGGCGCTACGGTAGCGTGCAAGACATTGGCAATGGGCAAAGCCTGGTGAACACACAAGGCGCAGAGAACACACTGCGTTTGTGCCAGTACACAGGCAACGGACAAACAGTTTGTAACTGAGGTGAGATATGGAGCGTAAATTTTGCACAGCCTGT